GACTCCTTTTTTGTAGGAACATATAGAGTTGGATTAAATTTATCCCTTATCATAAAATTGTTTCCATTTTCGTATCCACGAACAAGAAACTGATCGCCAATCAATTGAACATTAGTATAGAATCTCATTTATCGAAATAGTGTAGAGGGATTGATTTATAAAGGTACCAATATTACTTAAACATGCCCAAATACAATTCTTTTATTTTTTGATTTGGTATCATCAAAGTAATAATTTTATCAGAATGTATTTTAAATGATTGTTGAGTGGAATATTCTATTAACCAGGGTTGTATTGTTTTATCTGGCATTATTTGGTAAGGATCTTTAAGTAAACAATCTGGTTCTCCAAGTTCTGTCGATAGTTCCTCAATTTGAGCAATTAGCGTTGTGCCATTAGCAAGCAACAAAGCAAAAATATTAGATTCATCCATTTCTAATAACATCCTTTTCGTACATTTCTGTTAGTTTATCAATTGGATCTAAAATAGTAATGACAGAATCCAAAGAAACTGGAATTTTATCATTTTTACTCAGAGGTATCCAAGAGGATAATTTAATTTCCAATGAAGAATTTGTTTCTGCTGAGGTTGGTTTTTTAATACCAATCAAACAAGGTTTAATAAAAAAATATCCAACAACTCTTTGATTTCCTTCATCCCCAAGAACCATTTCTTGAATGTCGGATATAATCTGTTCTCCAGATTTCATTAATGCAATTTTTATAGACATTTTGTTCTCATTACCCCTGATTATTTTAGCAAGAAAAAAGGGGGAAGTCAACTGGATTTTGCCAGTCGTTCCCCTGCGCCGACGATATTCAATTCTATTTATTCCCCTCCATCACCACCATCACCACCAGCACTTGAACGACTTCTTACTGGAACTGCCTTTTCTTTTGGAATTTGTTTTGATCTTCCTCCAGAATAGACAGTGTGTGGAACCGCGTTCTTATACGCAATTGTTTTGAATTCGTCGAATGATTTCATTTTTTATTTTTATTTAGAGGTAATCTTTCCTCCTGTGATGCTCAGGAACAATCCTACCAAGAGTGATTGTCAGAAGACCATCCTCAAAATCAACTGATCTAACTTCCGTATCATCGGAAAGTGTCCATGCTCTTTTAAAACTCCGTTGAGCCAAACCTTTGTGAAGATAATTGGACTCCGTTTCTTTATCCTCCTTCTGACCTTCTACAAAGAGTTTTCCGTCTTGCGTATAAACATATACCTCCTTCTTTTTAAATCCTGCAAGAGCAAGTTCTAGTCGGGATTCTACATTATTTACCTGAACTAAGTTATATGGAGGATAGTTAGTGGTAGTTTCATGGAGATGGAAAATGCGATCAAAATATTCATCCATTCCAATACTATACTTGTTAATTCTTTCCATTAATGCAGGAAGATCCGCAGCAGTATAACGTGCAAGGTTAGTCATTATGGTAGCTCCTTTTTAAAGCGAGTTTGTGTTGTGTGGACCCTTTCGGCATCCATTACTAATTATACAAGAAACGAAAAAAAGAGGTATCGGTAAAACCGAACCTCTTTTTAGGGTGTTCCGACTTTTGTAGAGACCGCACGAAAGGTCTCAGTCTTATTTATTCTGCTTCTACAGATTTTGCCTTTTTACCAATATTATATTTTTGCTCAAGAATCCAATCACCCTTATCCTTATAGGAAAGTACTTTGATTTGATTGAGTGGTGCAATATCAATTACAGAGTCTGGTTTTACTACCGTAATAAGTCCCCAATCAGCAAGAAGTCTTACAATTCTATTACGTCTTTGAATATCATTAACAGTAAGGTTTGCGTGCTTTCCGTCAAGAGCAAAAAGTTCTTTGAAGTGAACAATATAATATCTACCTTGCTTATGAAGAATGTGGCAAGATTGGTAAAGTTTTTTCTCCTTTCTCGATGCAACTCCGATACGTGTCAAAGTTTCACGAACTTTCAAAAAATCATCAGGTTCATTAAGAATAACCTCAACCATTTGATCCTGAGACCAATGAACTTCAGGTTCTACTGTATTTGTTGCAGTAGTCATTTTTTTCCTCCAATATCAAGTCTTTGTTTAATAAAAGCAATTTGTTCTTTCGATAAGATTTTTAGAGCTTGCAATGCTTTTTCATTACTATATCCATAGTAACTTTTAATACATTCTAAGTCTGTAACTTTATCTTTTCGGAGCCAGGGAGAAAATCTCTTCTTTTTCCTAAGACTATTTAGATAAAATGAATATTGCATGTCTTTATCTAAGCGACAATTAATATTCATCTCATTTGCATACATGATGCAATCAATATGTCCAGACAAACATTTATTGACAATATATGGAGGATACTCACCAATATCTTCTGACAAATCCTCTTTCGTAAAATTTACCGAATTCAACCAGTCCTTCAATTCCATAACAAATCTTTATTATAATTAAACAACAAAAGTTCTTTTCTTTCTTTTTGCTCTCTCATATATTCACCAACAGAACGCATTGTGTAAGTCAAATCAAACTCACCCGTCTTCCATTTCTTGTTCTTGAATCGATCTTTAACCAGTTGATCGGAGTTATAACTTATTAGTTGATGCATATAACAAGCGTCACAATCAGCAGCAAACTTATCGTGATCAAATCCTTTGTGCATTGATCCCTTACGCCCATAGAGATTATCCTTAATATCATAAGGAGGATCAAGATACATAAAAGCACCCATGTTTCCATCCATCAGATAATCATAGGAGTAATTAGTTATACGCCAGTTTGCAATCAACGCAGAATACGCAGGCAACTTTTCGATCCCCCGCAAACTGAAGTTGGAATTGGACGCTTGCTGAGAAAATGATGAACTCTCTGTGAGACCACTGAAACTGCACTTATTGACAACATAGAAAGCCACAGCACGGTCAATGCTAGGCAAACTTTGGTCATTAACATGCTCCTTTGATTTGAGAAACAATTCTTTCGCTAAATCTGGAGTGTTGTAAGCAAGTTTACAATCCACCAGTTCATTTTTCAAATCATTTCCAAACATCTGGAGTTGCTGCCAGAAGTTTACAAGAGGTTCATATAAATCATTTACCCAAATATTTAACCCAGGATACTTCTTTGTGATATAAATCGCAACACTTCCCCCACCAAGAAACGGTTCACGAAACTCTTCATAGTTGCGAAGATCTGGAAAATAAGGTCCCATCTTTTCACAAGCACGAGATTTACCTCCAGGATAACGTAAAGGAGTTTTGAGAGATTTCATTTGAATTCACACTCCACCATGATTTCAGTAAGGGCAGCAAGAAGATTTATTTCCTGATCAGCCACGAATGCACATTGGTATTGATACTTAGCAATAACAAGAACAGCAGCGGGAATAGATTGGGGTAGAAGGTGATCAAAAGCGGCGTCATAAACCCTGCGAAGTAGATGAGAAGCGTCGTTGTCCAAGTTGCTGACCACCCACTTTCGGACTTCAGTAAAGTTTTTAGTTTTGAGATTTTTAACAAGTTCATTTACAGATACGTCAGAGAAAGAGGCAAGAATACCAGAGTCAATTTTGCCACCAGTAGAATATCTTTGGATTTCATTTAGAACACGTCGAAAATCGGGAAAGTGTTTCGATACGAGTTCTGCAACGACTTTTTGATCATACTCAATCTTTTCTTGATCCAAGATCGTTTGGAGACGTTGGAAGAAACTTCCTGCGAGTTGGACCCTTTGCTTTCCTTTGATTGTGAAATCAATGACTGCACATCGGGAGTGGAGGGGTTCAATGATTTTATTTTTGTAGTTACAGGTGAAGATGAATCGGCAGTTGTTATAAAATGCCTCAATATTCGCCCGTAGTAAGAGTTGTACGTCGTTGCCTGTGTTATCAGCCTCATCGATGATGATGACTTTATGTTTAGAAGATCCTGTAAGTGAGACGGTCGAAGCGAAGTTCTTCGCTTGGTTCCGTACAGTATCCAGGAAACGCCCTTCGTCGGATCCGTTGATAACATAATAGTCTGCTCCCAGTTCATTGCACAATGCTTTTGCAATGGTAGTTTTACCAATACCAGGAGGTCCTGCGAGAAGAAGATTCGGAATCTCTCCCTTCTCTACAAACTCCTTAAATGTTTTTTTAGTATCATCAGGAAGAATACAATCCTCAATCACTTGAGGGCGGTATTTCTCCACAAAAAGAAATTCACTTGTCACAATCAAACCTTACCCCTTTTTTCCAACAATAGACAATATAATCAGACAAAGAATATCTATTATCTTTTAGATATTCTTTGAGATCTAAAAAATCAGATTCGTCTTTCTGTTTTATAGATATGCTAGTTATTAAATTAGATTTTTGCCTGTACATAATAATGAATTATCCAAATGTTGAATCTGGCTCAAGTGCAATATAATACGTTACATCAAATCCAGTATTCTTAAATCGCGACAAAAGTTTACTTGAGATGACCACCTCATAGTTACCAGGGATAATCTTGATGTTTTCTACCTTGAAGTTGAAAGTGAATACTTCATCAGTTTCACCAACAACCACAGAGAAGTCGTTAGAAGTATCGTTCTTCTTATCACGAACAACCAGTTTCACCACACCTGCTTCACCAACCACAGACAAGTCAGGAAGTTGATAAACAGCAGCAGCTTTAAGCAGTTTATCAAGTTCTTTGGTATCAAGCAAGAAACAAACGTCTTCGCTTGGCAACGAAATAGATTTATCTGGTGGGGTAACAATTACGTTAGGATCTGCAAAGAAATATTTTGATCGTGTTTTACCTTCCTTAATGACAACATATCCATCATTCTGGAAATCAAGTTCTGCATTCTGGTGCAGATTAAGTCCGTTCAGAAACTGGTTCAAATCATAGATACCAAAATCTTTGGGGAGTTCTTCTTCAATTGTTGCTTCCGCAAGAATGTTCTTCATCACCGAAATTGTGCGAAGATTGTTTCCTTCCTTAAACAGAATGGACTGATTGATAGAAGAGAAGTTCTTGAGGAGGGTAAGAGTTTTATCAGAGAGTTTCATAATAATCAGCGAGTAAATTCAGTAAAACCATTATCTTTACGAGTGTAGTGCCCATCGAAATGGAGAAGAAGCATAGCGTAATGAATGACTTTCATCAAATCGCGCTTATTACGTCCATCCTTATCACCATAACGACTGCCATACTTAAGGATATTTGCTTGACAAAAATGTGTTGCCAGATCCTTCGCTGCCATCAGGTCGATAGTTTGCGTATTCTTATACGCTTCATTATGTCCACAATAATGACTACCATACGTGCTAGTCACATAATCCTGAATATCTTTCAGAATTTTATCCTCATTATATTTCCAAAGGTGGTTTTTAGTTTCGCTCATGTTCACAGGATTTTTTGTTAGATTAAGCATTCCAGTCTCTTCATTTAGAGACATAGTAAATTGATTATAGGGAAGATTACGATCCCTATCATAATATTCTGGAGTGTGTTCTACCATCTCGGGATTAGAAGTTTTTGCATGATTAATTCCAAAGTTATTGGAATAAGGATACTCGTCCATAATAAAAAGGGGAAGTCATAATTAACCTTCCCCAATTATATCAGAAAGAGGTAGGTTGGTCAACGTATTCTACAGTCAGTTCGGGACTAGTAGAAGGCATTTGGAAGTCGGCATCCACTTTATCGTAAAGTTCAAGGAATGCTTGCTTGGTTTCGTCGTCAAATCGGTTCACACACACTTGGATTGCCTTTGCTTTGTCAGCAAAAATACTGTAAGCGCGAATGATATGCACAAGGCGGCGAGTGCTAATGATTTCCTCAATACCACCGTCATAGAAGGTCTTACGAATAATGTCTGCCCAGTCCACCAGGCGCTTGCAGAAGTCACGATCCTCCACGCCAAGGTCCAGAGCGACACCCTCAAGGATCTTCTGCTCAGTTGCTGGAGAAGGA